TCTTGGAAGAGTTAATAAAGGTGCAAGACTATCAAGGTCTAGTGGAATCAAACATGGAACTATTCAACCTGATGGTTCTGTAACATTTTAATTTACCAGAGGGGGGTCTTGACACCCCTCTTTTTTTTAACTATAATACCTTTGTTAGGGGTTTTTAAGGATGGATAAAGAAAAGCTTAAATTAATTGTTAGAAATCTTGATTCTCTGGTTCAATGTTTAAAGTCAGAGATCTATTCTGATGTTGACTCATATAAGACTACATATACAGAAACAACACAACTTACAGATTACGACGAAGTATTTTACGATGGAGATGATGATGGATATCCCGACTGATTTTGAATTTATGAAACCAGAAGTTAAGCTTATCAGTGTTACTCCAGATGCTGAAAAGCACATGGCATACTGTGCAAGAGTAAGTAATCCCAAGAATCAAGAAAACGAAAAATTCTCAGGACTACTTAAATATTGTATTCAGCATCAACACTGGAGCATCTTTGAGCAGGCCTCAATGACTGTAGAGATTAATACGACTCGTGGTATTGCAGCACAGATTTTGCGTCACCGTTCTTTTACATATCAGGAATTTTCACAACGGTATGCTGATGCAAATCTTCTTGGCGGCACTATTCCTCTGCCAGAACTTCGTAGACAAGATGATAAGAATCGTCAAAACTCAATTGATGATATTCCCGATTATTTGAAGCTTACCCTTCTTGAAGATATTCGTATTTTGTTTGAGCACTCTCAGAGGGTCTATAACCGTCTTCTAGAGAAAGGAGTAGCAAAGGAGTGTGCAAGGTTCGTATTGCCACTGGCGACTCCTACACGTCTGTATATGACTGGTTCTGTGCGTTCATGGATTCACTATATTGATCTTCGTTCTGCACACGGCACTCAAAAGGAACACATGGATATCGCTGAACTAGTTCGTTGTATTTTTACATGTCAGTTTCCTGCAGTATCTGAAGCTCTTGGATGGAATCGTAAAGAAGATTGTCCAGAGTGTAATGATGCACCTTCAATTCGCATAGACTAAATAATCAAACATATTATTCTAAATTATGCCTACGTATCCTGTTAAAAATCTCAAAACTGGCGAAACGCAAGAGTTAGTTATGTCTGTTGCGTCTTACGAACAGTGGAGAAAAGATAATCCAGACTGGGATAAAGATTGGTCTCAGGGTTGTGCTTCTATGGGAGAAGTTGGTGAATGGAAAGATAAACTCATTAAAAAGAATCCTGGATGGAATGATGTTCTCCATAAAGCATCAAAAGCTCCAGGATCAAATGTAAAAACTATCTAAGATTCTATGGCACGAAAGAGAAGGACTGCAGATCAACCCATCGGTGTTGGACTTACTGCCAAACAAATGAAGCGTAAGAAACCTATCAACAGCGATTTGTTAGTTGATATTGAACCTTTAACAGACAATCAGCAAAGACTTTATAAAGCATATGAAGAGGGTAAAAATCTAGTTGCCTATGGTGCAGCTGGAACAGGAAAGACATTCATTACTCTCTACAATGCTTTATGTGATGTTCTGGATGAAAGAAGTCCTTACGAAAAAATTTATATCGTAAGATCTTTAGTAGCTACTCGTGAGATTGGTTTTCTTCCTGGTGATCATGAAGATAAATCTTCTCTCTATCAAATTCCTTATAAGAACATGGTTAAATACATGTTCCAAATGCCAGATGATGCTTCTTTTGAAATGTTGTATGGCAACTTAAAAACTCAAGGAACAATTAGTTTCTGGTCTACATCATTCATTCGCGGCACTACATTTGATAATGCCATCATTATTGTTGATGAATTTCAAAATTTAAATTTTCATGAACTTGATTCTATTATCACTCGCGTTGGAGAAAATTGTAAAATTATGTTCTGTGGTGATGCAACTCAATCCGACCTAATTAAGTCAAATGAAAAGAATGGAATTGTTGACTTTATGAAGATTCTTCACCTCATGGATTCTGTTGATATTATTGAGTTTGGTGCAGAAGATATTGTACGTTCTGGATTTGTTAAAGAATATATTCTCGCAAAGATGGAATTAAATCTCTGATGAATATGTTATATCATGATAATGTGATTTTTATTCATATACCAAAAACAGGGGGTCAGTCTATTTGTTCTTTTCTAGATTCCAACAATTTGAATAACTGGAAAAGAGAATTTCATGCAAGACATGACCCCCTTTTTCATCTCCAGGCCTTGAATGATCTCTTTGATGTTTTTAAATTCACCGTAGTTCGTAATCCGTTTCGTAGAGCATTCAGTTATTACAAACATTTTAATCGTCAGAATAATTTAAACGTTTCTTTGAAAGAGTTTTTTAGAATCATAAAAGATCAAGAGTATTATGAAAATACTCCGATGATTTTTTATCCACAATCATTTTATTTGTGTGATGAAAATGGTGATTTTGGTGTTGATAAAATTTATCGTTTTGAAAATCTGGCCGAGTTTGAAAAAGACTTTAACTGTTCTCTGTCAAAGTTAAATGTTGGAAATTATAATTATGAAGAATATATTGATTCATACACCGAAAAAAATAAAAATTTTGTGAGAGAGTATTATTATTGCGATTTTGTACGACTGAAATATTCTTTTGATTTTGTATGAATAAACCAGAGTATTATAGACTTATTGGATATACTGATGTTAAAAAGTATATTGACTTTATTCATGATAATAGGTTAGAATTTAAAGAAGTCTTAACCTATAATAGGGCAGACTTTTTTATGAAGTCTAAAACTTTTTTCTTAATTGAAAGATTTTTAAACCACAATCCAAAAATTTATGACGAGTTTTTAACTCTATCTGATAATTTATTTGATTTGTTAAAAAGTCAGTATGGCGATGGACTTATATATAATCTTCAATTCTCTCTTCTACCTGATGGATCTGAAATTTTTCCCCATTATGACGTTGGTTTAGGATTTACATTTTCTCATAGAGTTCACGTTCCAATTATTACAAATAATAATATAATTTTTTCAATTGGAAATAAAAATTTTAATTTTAAATCTGGAGAAATTGTAGAAATCAATAACAAAAACGAACACTCTGTTCAGAATTTGAATACAAAAACTTTTTACAGAATACATCTAATTCTTGATTATCTTCCTTTAATTTACGAAAAATTTATAAAAACATGAAATTCACTCATCTTAATTATCTTGGCGACCTTGAGTTAGAAAAAAAGGAAGAGAACGGCCGACGTTGGTATAAACTTCCCAATGGTAAGTGGGGTGCTTCTATTACAACAGTAACAGGTTTCTTTAAACGGAAAACAATTTCAGAGTGGCGCAAGAGAGTTGGTGAGGAAGAAGCTAATCGTATTAGCAGTAGAGCGTCTGCAAGAGGAAATGATTTTCACCAAGTTTGTCAGGATTATCTTGAAAATAAAGAACTGAATTGGGATAATTATAAACCCCTGACAAAGTTTATGTTTTATCATGCAAAACCTTATCTTGATAAGATAAATAATATACATGCGATTGAAAGAACTCTTTACTCCGAATATTTTGGATTAGCAGGAAGAGTTGATTGTATTGCAGAATATGAGGGAGAGTTAGCAGTAATAGACTTTAAAACTTCCGATAGAATAAAACCAGAAGAGTGGATTGAAAATTATTTTGTTCAAGAAATGTTTTATGCATCCGCTTATTATGAACTAACTAATATCGCCCCAATTAAATTAATCACTATCATGGTAACACCTGGCGGAGAAGTTGAAATATTTGACAAAAGGAACAAAGGGGATTATATTAGATTATTAGTTCGCTACATTAAAGAATTTGTATCTCACGCTTTTAAACCCGATGGAGAATAAAGAGTTCGTAAAAGAACTTGAAAATAAGTTCTTCTGCCCATCTAGATTTGCAAAAGAGATTGAATCATTGGTTCAGTCTGAAGAAATGTCTTATATTGATGCTATTATTCACTTTTGTGAAAAAAATAATATTGAGTTAGAATCCGTTCCTAAACTTATTTCAAAACCTTTGAAGGAAAAGATTAAGTATGAAGCTATGGAACTTAATTTTCTTAAAAGGACTTCTCGTGCTAAACTAGTTTTTTAATTTGAATGATGCCTTTTGATGCGTATCGCACTTATTTGTCATTGAAGAATCACTTTACGAAAGATAAGTACGATTATCACAAGTACTGTGGTAAGAGTAGAGCCACTGTGCAATCTTTTTATAAACGCAAAGACCGTTTCTGGTTTGAAAAAGTCACCAGACAAAAGAATGAAAAGGAAGTAGTAGATTTTTTCGTTGCAAATTTTGTAGCATCTTCTGATCCTAGTTCACTGTGGATTGGAGAAATTATAAGAGAAGGGGATAGTAGGTATAGTTCTTGGAAAAAACGAATTCAATCTCTATCTTATATCTTTAAAGAAGAGGTTTGTTCTGTGTTCAACTCAAAGAATTTTGATGAGATGTTTAAGATTGTCGGAAACCGCCATCCACAAATTTTAAAGGAACATCTTCAAAATAATTTGTCTTTGGAGACGATGTTAATTCTTGATAAAATTCTCAACTATAGAGTTGAGTTTGATAAGAAACTTGACGATCCAGTGTGGCAACTTACATCAATGAAGTTGAAAAAGTATTCTCCATTTCTAAATATTGATGTATTCCGATTCCGAAAAATTCTTAAGGAGTGTATAACATGAGTTTCTTTAACTCAGAATTTGTTCGTTCAGAGTTAGCAGAAATCTCTGAACTTCAAGAAGAAATTTATACTAATGTATTTAAATTTCCTACGATGAGTAGGGAAGATCAACTTCATCATGTAAATGTTCTTCAAAAACTTTTGGAAAAGCAGAAAGTATTGTATACTCGTTTGAGTCTTTCTGATGATCCAGAAGCGGTTGAAATGAAAGAAAACATCATTAAGTCTGCTCGCATGATGGGATTTCCTCCCAACGTTGATATTTCAGTTGTGTTTAACAACATGTCTGAAACCATTGAAATGATGAAGCAGCAGATTGACAGGTCAGGTTCCGACGTGCTATGATGGAGTCGGGGACGCCATAACCCCTTAAAAAACACAGGCCAAATCTAAACAATCCGAGGTAATCCAATGTCTTTTAAAGATCTTAAAAAGCAATCTTCTATTGGTTCGCTGACTGCGAAACTGGTTAAAGAAGTAGAGAAGATGAGTTCAACTTCTAGTGGTGCTGATGAGCGTCTCTGGAAACCTGAAATGGATAAAACTGGCAATGGTTTTGCAGTTATTCGTTTCCTTCCTGCTCCTGAAGGTGAAGAACTTCCCTGGGCAAAGATGTATTCACATGCTTTCCAAGGCCCTGGTGGTTGGTATATTGAAAACTCTCTGACTACTCTTGGTCAGAAAGATCCTCTTGGTGAATATAACCGCGAACTTTGGAACAGCGGTTCCGAAGCAAACAAAGAAACTGTCCGTAAGCAGAAGCGTAAACTGTCTTACTACAGTAACATTTATGTTGTAAAAGATCCTACCAATCCTCAAAACGAAGGTAAAGTTTTCCTGTTCAAATACGGAAAGAAAATCTTTGATAAGATTATGGAAGCAATGCAACCTGAGTTTGAGGATGAAACTCCTATCAATCCTTTTGACTTCTGGCAGGGTGCGAATTTCAAACTCAAAATCGTAAAGAAAGATGGGTATTGGAACTACGACAAGTCAGAATTTGGTTCAGTTGAACCACTACTGGATGATGATGATGCTCTTGAAGCCGTCTGGAAGAAGGAGTATTCGCTGACTGCAATCACTGCTCCAGATCAATTCAAGTCTTATGAAGAACTTGAGAAGCGTCTGAAGATGGTTTTGGGTCAGAAACCAGCATCCCGTCCTCGTCTGGATGAAGAAGTTGATGATGAAGATAACGATCGCGGATCTTACAGTCCTGACTTTGGGTCTCGCCGTCAGGAATCTGAACTTCCCGAAAGCATTCGCGAAGAACTAAACAATCTATCCAGTTCTTCTCCTTCTCTTCCGAAGATTAATACTTCTTCCGATGATGAAGATGAAGATGATGCTCTGAGTTATTTCCAGCGTCTTGCTGAAAGTTGATTAGCGATTAGGACTTGTAATTCTAATATTTTCAGTTTTCTTCAGAGTATTATCAATATACTCTGAAGATTTTTTGTATCTGAGTTCAGTTACAGAATCTCTGATTGCCTGATCAAGATATTCTCTTCTTAAAATGTAGATATCTCTTTTTTGTTCATTTAAATCAATTTCATATTCATAATTTGTCATTGATGTTCTGGCTGCTGATCCCGAAACAGTGACCTGTGTCTCTAATGTTTTATCAAAGAATTGAAAAGTAAAGTCTTCGTCTACGGCAATACCAGATTCAAGCATTACATTTCCATCAAAGTCTTTGATTTCTTTTGTGAAATAAAATTTTATTTCATTTAATTTTTCTTCCGAACCATATTTTGTAATTAAAAAGTTATAAAACTGATCATCAGTCATTGGCCAACTGAAAGTTTTATCAATGGCATTGTTAACTGCAAGAACTAACCAGTCAAGTCTTGGATCTCCATAGAATAAATGTGCTACTTGATCTGGTCTTTCATAACCTTTAATTCTATATTGCTCTAGAGCAACTAGACTCTCAAATATATCTTCTCTAATCTTAACTCTTCTAAAAAGATTTTTAGCGGTAACAGTTTCTAATGATGACGTTTTATCGTTGAGGAGGGATGGATATAAGAAGTTTGGAACTCTTTGAAAATATGAATTTGACATTTTAGTAACCTACAGATGTATCTCCTTTAAAGTCTTCTGCAAAAATTGGTTCAACTTCACCAAAAGTCAATCCTAATATCATGTGTGTCGGTGTTCCATCATCATATGTTGAGTAAACACTGCTCCCAGTGTAATTTACATTCACTGACTTTAAAGCGCAGTATTTGAATTTATTTAGAAATGGGTGTGTACTTCCTTTATGTAAATAACCCAATTCAAAAATATCTGGAGATGATAAAAAGAAATCTCCTTGACTTTCTCTTTTTGGTGCGGAATGGATTTTTAAAAGACGTATTATATTTTTTACTTCTGCTGCTTCACTGGCACTACTTGGTATTATTGGGAAAGCAAAAGTAAATTCTCTTAATGTTGGGCCTTGAAAAAGTAATTCTTTATTTGGGTTAATAACTTTTCCACCCGCTCTTGCAAGTAATGAATTTATATCAATATTACTTCCCGTTAAGGCAGACAAAAATTGAGCACTAAAAAATGAACTTGAAAGTTCTCTTGCATTTTTTAAATTTCCAATTGCTTCTCTTGAGAATCCTATTGATTTTAAAGCAGCTTCTATAGCATCAGTAAATCCGCTTCCCTGAATAGCTTCTTTTGCCCCACCAAGTGCTATTGCTGCTAAACTATTTAAATCTGAATCTCCCCAGTTGGCATTATTTGTTGTATTAATATCGTTTGGTACAGCAAAATAAATTGAAGCAATTGCTTCACCTTGCCCAACTCCCCCCAACAAGGTCCCTGCCTGACCACTAATAGAACCAGCAGAACCTTTTCTTTTGTATTTTCTGATGGTTATTTTTAACCAATCTTGATCATCGGATCCATCTATGGGATATCTATAGGTTGATGTTCCGGAATCATTGCAACCAGTTCCTGTTCCTGGAGATGACGCGGATTGAATTTTAGCCGTTGTTGGATCGTAACTGATTGAAGATATTTTATTGGTATCTAAAGACGTGGTTTTTGAAACTAGAGAACTCGCAGCAGAAGTACTACTCGTGTTTACGAGTGGTGGACTTGAAAATGCTACATTTGTATTTGCTATTGAAGATGTTGGCCAAACCATCTAGATACTTTTATTTTTATTTAGTTGTGTATTTATAAAAAAATATTAAACACCAAGATCATCTTCCGTTAAAATTTTAAACTCCCATAAATTATCTTTGCAAAATTCTTCTGCAGCAGCCCACTTTGCTTGGTTTACTACATATGTTTTTGCTTCAGAAACATAAGATTTTGTCAATTTTTTTGATGTTTTTATAGGTTCTTTTGTTTGTTTCTTTGGTTTGATTTCAATCAGAGATTTTTTAATTTTTCCATTTTTATCTTTATACTTGATATAAAAGTCGGGATAATACTTATGTTTTTTCCTATCAATGGGTGATATATAGGGTATATGAATTTCTTCCGAAGCCCACTCTAAAATATTTTCATTTAGGTCACAATACTGCATAAACTTTCTTTCCCAAAGTGACCTATAAATAATATTATTAGGATTGCCCAAATATTTTTTTTCGTTTGAAGGTCTATATCTACCTTTATATGACATAATAAGTTTTTTTAACTCTATTTAGAGAATGGCGAAATCTTCAAATCCAGCGTCACATTTAACAACTCCTAGTTTTTCAACAGGTTCTAGTGCATTTAATGCTGCCAGTGTTAATTCTGGGACATTGGGATCTCCGGTCGGCACCCTAAATGGTGCTGCAACTGGATTTACTCCATCATTTGGTGTCGCTGATCCGTCATTGACTCCTTCTGGGTTATCTGGAACCGGTCTTTTAGCATCATCTGCGTCTACCTCTGCATCTAGTGGAGCCACAGTCTCAACATCTTCGGCTGTTTCTGGTTCTGGAGAAGGTAATCTCGCTGGATCTGCACCATCACCAAGAAATTTAACATTATCTCCAATTGATATTAATTCAAGTCTTGGAATTCAACTTGGATCAAATGCCAACTTATTTGAAGTAAGTTTTAATGGTTTTCCAATTTCTTTAAGAAGAACATCAAGTTCTTTTGTAACCAATTCTGCTGGATTGCTTTGTCATGATGCTAGTCTTCCTGGCACTAGTTTTGGTACAGCAGACATTTTTGGAGTCTATCAGCAAGTAACACAAAAATATGCACATAGTAGAATCTATCCAACAATATCTTTGACTTTTTATGAGGACAGAAGTTATCAGATGATTACTTTTTTTGAGGATTGGCAAAATCATATGACCGTTACTGGAACATCTTCAGTCAATTCTTCAAATTATTTTTATAGAATGAGATATCCCAGCGATTATAAATGCGATACTATGTTTATTACTAAATTTGAAAAGGATTATGGTATAAATGGATATGGTCCATTATTGCAGTATCAGTTTTTAAAAGTTTTTCCATTAAATCTCTCGGCAGTTCCTATCTCTTATGGTGATAGTGATATTATGAAGGTAACTGTTGAGTTTTCTTATGATCGTTATTTGATGAAGAATAATGGTCTTGGTGCTGATGATGGCATCAGACCATCTCAAACTGGTCAAAATATGATCACGGGATCTACTACATCATCAGCGGCAGCAGCTTCTGCTCCAACTGCTATAAAGGATGATTTAGCTGCTTGGGCATTATCAAATGAAAAAATGATATCTAGTCAGACCGTTACAAGTTCTGGAAATTACTTACAAGATCAAAAAGATATTCTTGCTTCTGCTAAAGCAGCATATCCACCAGGATCACCTCAATTAAAGCAACTGCAGCAAAAGTACGGTTTCTAATAATTATTCTTTTGTAAGGGTAATAAATAAAGTTAATCTGAATTCTATAGGAAATTATGCCTTTACCAAAGATTTCTACGCCAACTTATGAGTTGATGTTGCCTTCAAATGAAGAGACTTTAAAGTATAGACCTTTTCTTGTAAAAGAAGAAAAACTTCTTTTAATTGCCTTACAGTCTCAAGATCAAAAACAAATTACAAATGCTATTAAAACTGTAATTAAAGAATGTATATTGACCAAGAATGTTAAAGTTGATAATTTACCAACATTTGATATTGAGTGGTTGTTTTTGAATATTCGCGGAAAATCCATCGGTGAAAAGATGGAAGTTAGTTTGATTTGTCCAGATGATGGTGAAACTACTGTTAAAAAATCAATCTTTATTGATGAAGTTAAGGTTTGGATGGATGATGAGCATGAAAAAACTATTGAATTGGGTGATGGTTTGAAGATGGATCTTAAGTATCCATCACTTGATGAATTTGTTAAAAATAATTTTGATGTGGGTGAGGATGCTGGAGTTGAACAATCTTTTGATCTAATTGCAGCATGTGTTGATAAAATCTATAATGATGAAGAGGTATGGGTCGCTTCGGATTTCTCTAAGAAAGAGCTAAAGGAATTTATTGATCAATTAACAACAGATCAGTTTAAAAAAATTGAAAAGTTTTTTGAAACCATGCCAAAACTTTCTTACGAGACCAAGGTTAAAAATCCTAAAACAGGTGTTGAAAGTGAAGTTAAGTTAGAGGGTCTAGCAAGTTTTTTCGTCTAGGAATGTCTCATCTCAATCTTGAAAGTTACTATAAATTAAATTTTGCAATGATGCAATATCATAAGTATAGTCTTACTGAAATTGAAAATATGATGCCTTGGGAGAGAGACCTTTATGTTGATATGCTAAAAGCTCATGTTGAAGAAGAAGAACTTAAAGCAAAACAAGCACAAGCGAGTAGATAAGTAAATGCCACAAGTCGCTGGAGGACAAGGTAATAAATCCGTCGCAGAAAAGATTGACGAAAGAATTCTTCGTATCTTAAATCTGAAGGATACATTTGACCTTAACTACGGCGATTATTCTTCTCTTCTTAAAGAGAAACTAGTTGTTATTAGTATGGGTAATAGTGGATTGTCTCGTGAAGAAGAGATGCTCATTCGTGATGAATTTAAAAGAGTAAAGGATAAAACTGGATCATTTAAGGGATCTAAGAAAAAAATAAGTGCGAGTTCTGTTGCTGGTGAATCAAAAAGATCTGCATCAACATCATATAAATCTCCATTTGAGGTTGATAGAGAAAAGCAGACTAAAATAAGAATTAAACCAAACAATAAAGTTACTGCACTCTCTACTTATGTGGAGAAGCAGGATAGTAAAAAAATACCTCCAGGCGCTTTAGTAAAATCAACTGCTTTTTCCATCACAAAACCAATTCAGGAGCAGAGCAAAAAAATTGCTAAAGTTTCTAATCTTTTAGAATCTACTAAGAAACAAGAAGAAAAGATAGTTCAGGAAAAGAGAAAGGAAGAAATAAAGGAAAAGGATGAGCAAAAAAAGAAAGATATAGAATCTAGGCTTGAGAAAAAGATTGATCTCCCATCATTACCAAAATTAAGTGTCCCCATATTAAACCCAATTAAGAGTATATTTTCAAGAATATTTGAAGCACTTGGTTGGTTAGTAGCTGGATGGTTAGTTGATAAGGCACTAGTGTGGATTTCTGATCCTGAGAATAAAAAGAAACTTGAGTCTGTTGGTAATTGGTTTGTTGAAGTTGGTAATTGGTTGGATAGTGAAAGTACTAAGAAAAAAATTAGTGCCGTAACTGATTTTTTAAAGAATAATTGGTTTTTATTATTTGGTGCCGGAGGAGCTATGCTCCTTTGGTCTAATGGTTTAGTTAGATTTTCTGCAAAATTAGCGGGACTAGTTGTTAACGCAACAGTAAAATTAGCAGCAGCTGCCGTAAAAATAGCTAAAAAGGCTGCTGGTGCAGCTTTAAAGTTTGCTGTTAAAAACCCCAAAGTTGCAGTTGCTATGGCAGGTGCTTCCGCCATTTTGTATGCACTAAACAAGGATTCTGTAGACAAAACTGTCGGGCAAGGTGTTGAAACAATTAAAGGTGGGGCAAAAGCAACTAAAGAAGCTATAGAAGCAGGTGCAAGAACAACTGCAGATGTAGTTGTAAAAACTCAAGAATTTAAAGATGCTGGAGATAAGTTTTTAAAAGTTGGAAAATACGCTGAAGAAAAAAATACTGGTGGAATTATTGGATTAAACTCTGGTGGTAAAGTTCCTGTGATGTTAACTCGTGGAGAAGTTGTTGTTCCTCCATCTAAAGCAAAACAAATTGGTTATGATAAACTTTATGCGATGAATTCTCTTGGAAATTATCGTAATGATGGAGGCCCAATAGTTCCATTTAACACTGGTGGTGGAGTTAAAGTTGTTCCCGGAAGAGGTGCAAATGTAGACACTGTAAGGGACAACCTTCCTGTTGGGTCTTTTGTATTGCAAAGACCTGCTGTAGATGCTATGGGAGGGCCAAAGGCACTTCGTGGATATAATCAAGGTGGTGCTGTTAAGACAGTTGCACAATATGGAACTCCTCAGCAGAGAGCACTTCTTGATACTATTTCTTTTGCTGAAGGAACCTTCACAAAAAATCGTGAAGAAGGTTACAAGATTATGTTCACTGGAAAAAGGTTCCAGGCTCCACCGTGGGAACATCCAAGAAAAATAAATCGTAGTAGAGGATATAAGAGTGATGCTGCAGGTAGATATCAATACTTATCTACGACGTGGGATGATGTTGCTCGTAGAGTTGGTGCTAGAGATTTTTCTCCAATAAATCAAGACAAAGGTGCATTAAATTTAGCTGAAGGTAGGAATAAGAGTATATGGTCAGAACTGAACAGTAAAGGTTTAACAAATAATATAATGAATAAAATGTCCGGAATATGGGCATCATTTCCAACTCTTAAAGGTGTTAGTAAATACGGTCAACCGGTTAAAAAAGGAGCAAAACTTGTAGACTTTTATAATAAGACTTTATCTGGAGCTGGCCCTGGAGTTATTACTTCTCCTCCTTCTCCTTCCGGACAAACTCCTGGTGCTCCTGGAACTTCTGGAATGGAAAATGCAACACAGGGAGTTTCTTCCCCCATGAGTTTTTTTGGTCAACTTTATAACTTTATTGATACTCTTAAAGGAAAAAGTGGAGAATCTACGCCAAAAAGTGGTGAGAGTAAAAATTATGGTGGATTAATTCAAGGTTTGAATAAAGGTGGGCTCGCACTCCTCACATCTGGAGGTGGTACTAGCAAATTACGCTCTCCTGTTAAATGGGGAGATCTAAGACCACATCATGGTGTTGGCGATAAGACTAGAGAATATGGAATCACTAAAGATTACATTCTTGATGGTCCAGGATATCCTGGACTTCCTGTACCAACTCCTGTTGATGCAAAAGTTGCTTATGCAGGAGCACAAAATCCAAAGAATCTCAGTGAAGGTTATGGGAACATGGTTGAACTTGTTTCTGAATCTGGTAAAAAACTTGCCCTTCTTGGACACTTTAGTAGATTGAATGTAAAAACAGGAGATAAAATTAGTGCTGGTACTGTCTTAGGACTGCAAGGAAATACGGGAAGATCAACAGGGCCTCATGTACATATTGATGCGACAAAGGATTTTCATCTCGCATGGTCAGAATATGTTTTGGGTAATAAGAATATATTGTCTGCAGAATCTTTGTCTAGTGATGTTTCGCCAGTTAAACCAGGAGAAGATAATGTAAATACGTCCATAACACCAACAAGTCCTATGGATTTTTTTGGACAACTTTATAATTTTATTGATCAATTAAAACCATCAAGTACATCAGAACCCCAATCTAAACCTTCTCCTATAGCACCAACAACATCTAGTACTTCTAAATTAACTGAAAATATTGATAAGGTTTCTAAGACTCCTCCATCTAAAACTAAACCTGCTCAATCTACATCATCAATTAACACTGTTCCATTGCCACCAGATGTAGTTAAAAGTGGTAAAGAATCTAATCCAGAGATAGAATCTTTATCAAAAAGATTACCAAAACCTGATCAGAAAGTTCCTCTCCCCAGTGTTCCAACTAATGATGCCACTACAATTACTTCAACTAATAATGGATTTAACTGGAGTTATGCAGAATATTTTGGTGTTTCTTGATGTTAAATAATTATAACGAATAGAAAAAATGGCGAACTTATTGCTACCTCCAGGAAAAAAAATTGGGCCTGAAAGTGGTGCCATAATTCGTGCCGGTAATATTTTGCCAGAAAAAAAGACAAAGATAAAAACTTCTTCTTTTCTTTCTAACAACAAACAATCTTCAAGTTTAGCAAATACTGATAAGACTTCATCCGTTTTGGTCAAGACTTTTGATGCATCAAATAAGTCTTTAACTAAAATTGAAAAATTTTTTGAAAAAGATAAAAAAGATGATGCGATTCAATATAAAAAAGATAAGGATAAGAAAAAAAGGGATAAGGATAAAAAAAGAAAAGATGAAATAGAAAAAAATCTGGAAGCAAAACTTGGATTATCTTTGCCAAATTTGTCGGGATTAAAACTGCCTGGAGTTAAAAAACCAGGATTTTTGCAAAGGCTTTTTGATGCATTATTGTGGTTGGGTTTGGGTTGGATAGTTGATAAGTTATTAGATAAAGAATCTTGGTTTAATAAAATTGGGGAAGCTTTAATATCTCTCGGAACATTTTTGGACAAATTTTTACCAGCTGTCATACAAGGTATATTTGATTTTGCTGGAAAGGCATTTCCGTTTATTGTTGGTGTTGGGAAAGGTTTATATAGTGTATTAGTTTCTGCAATTGACACTACGTATTCTGTTTACAATGAATTAAAGTACATTAAAAAATCTGTACTTGGATCAGAAGCATTTAAAAAACTTGATGCTTTTTTGGGAACTTTAGATAAGTTTTTTATTGGAACTCTTGCTTTTGCATCTGCATGGGCATTATTAAATCCACCAAAACCAGATGAACCACCACCACCTCCTCCAGGTCCAGATAGAGGGCGTGGTGGCATCAGTTCAGGCGGCGGTAAACCAAGTCCGATTAAAGAATTTTTAAGTAGAGATCCAAAATCACGTTCAATTTTTAAAAATTATGGACGTAATGCTGAAACGACATGGAATAATGCATTCAACAATGCTGTAAAGTCTGGAAAAACACCAACACAAGCTAGAAGAAGTGCTAATGCTGCAGTTGATAGATTAATAAAAAGTGGTAAAATAAAACCACAAATTATGCCCGGTCTTAAGGGGCCGGATTTAAAAAGAGGAAACATATTACGTAGGGGTTTTCCAAAAGCTGCAACTAGACTTGGCATAAAAGTTCTTGGTAAGGAAGGATTGAAAGCTGTCAAAGGAGTTTCTGGTAGAATTCCTATTGCCGGTCCAATTTTTGTTGCTGTATCAAGCATTTTATCTGATGAACCAGTAAACAAAGCAATTTTTAGGGCATTCGGGTCAGTAGTTGGTGGAGTTATTGGTGCTGGAATAGGTTTGGCTGGAGGGCCATTATCTGTTTTTGGTGCCGTAGTTGGACAAGCTGCTGGAGAATGGTTGGGGGGATCTTTATATGATCTTTTGTATGGTGAGGGGGATAAGCAAAAATTAACTAAAAAGTTATCAATATTAACTTCAAAATTAATTACTCAACATATCAAGGGTAATATAAAGAAGATAACTGATAGTATTGTAAATACATTTAAAT